AGATACTTAAGAAAGAGTATCCAATCATTCACGACGGTTATCAAGAAATAATCGAACAGCAGTTTGAACTATTTGCTAAGAAGCATTTAGACTATGGAATGCATAATGTAAGTGCAGGTACTAATCTAGACAATGCTGACGAAGTAGAATTTGCTATGTCAGGCTTATGGTATAGACTTTCAGATAAGATCAACAGATGGAAGAATATGATTATCTCAGGACGTGAAGCACAGAACGAGACATTAATCGATACCTTTCAAGACATAGTTAATTATGGTGTTATTGCTCAGTTAGTATCAAAAGGTATGTGGAAAAATGAATAATGGCTAATCCATTCGACTACATAAATTCTATTTCCTTTAAGAAGAACAACTTAATGGAAGATAATTTAGAAGCAGAAAAAGATTATCCTGCTTTTATGGTTAATAGAGGCTTATCTTTATATCCAGACACTGTGCTTCAGGCTAATGAAATGAACATGAGAGCCGGTTTAGACTCGAAGCTGGCGTACGAATATTACCTAAATAGTATTAGACCGCGAAAAAGATTCAGTAAATGGCCAAAGAAGGCCAAAAGTGATGTCATAAACATTATCAAGGAATATTATAATTGTAGTGATTCGAAAGCTCTTGAATATAACAGAATTCTCAACGTCGAGCAAATCGAAAAAATACGCCTAAGGTTAAATAAAGGTACTAATGATGAGTCAAGTCGATAAAATGATCGAAGTGAAGCTAAAAGAAGAAGATGATTTTTTAAAAGTGAGAGAGACACTTACACGAATTGGTGTAGCCTCGAGAAAGAACAACACACTATTTCAATCCTGCCACATACTTCATAAACAAGGTAGATATTATATTGTTCACTTTAAAGAGCTGTTTGCTCTTGATGGTAAGCCGTTCGATTTTACAGAAGAAGATACCGGTCGAAGAAATTCTATAACTAAGCTATTATCAGATTGGGGTTTAGTTACTCTAGTCGATGCAGAGAAAATAAAAGAACCTACTGTACCAATAAGTAGAATAAAGATTATTCCATTCAGTGAAAAATCACAGTGGGAACTTGTAACGAAATATAATATTGGTAAAAAGAAATAGCTCTATAGGTATATTATGAAAAGAGACGTGTTCTATGGTTGCAGCCATATGATGGGAATCGAAATTGAAGACCACTTAATACTAGATGTTGATCCTAACGTTCTAGATCTCCAAAAGAAAGAACATAAAAAAGAACATGGCTTAGAATTAGCTATGCGCAGTCATCACAAGATTTTAGCTGAGGCTTGTGGTACGACTCTATGGGAGTTTATACATAGAGACGTGCTAACAGCTTATCCTAATATTATGTCTAGAATGAGAAAGCGTGAGTGTGTAAAGAGATGTATTATTGCAATGCCTCTTGATTATGCTTTACTTAAAATACAACAAGATCATATGTCCGGTGACTTAAATCCAAAGACTGATCATCTATTCGTAGGTCTGACTAGACCGACAAGAACATACTCTCTCAGTAAAATAACTGGTAAATTTGATATGACATATCATCATCGAATGTCTATTAGTGATGGTCAGAGAGCAACACCTCTTACAGATCATTTATTAGGTAATATGAAGCCATTGCTCAATTTTTTAAGTGATTATCGTCAGACAGCTGAGTACTGGAAATCAGTTAATGCAATTATTGATTTTGCTACTGTTAATAAGTATAAATTTAATTTTATTCATCACATTAGTAAAGAGTATCTTAAATTAGATCTACCAAAAATAAAACGACCTTACAAAGCTTATAATGATATTGACTTAGGTCCTGAGTGGGAGTTCTGGGACTACTGCTTACAATCATATGATCGTATGACAAAATATGAAATTGTAGATTCAGATATGCATCAACATGGAGGTCAAGTCCATGGATTTCATCATCCGACTATGGCAGTGCATAAAAAATATGCTGAATTTTTGGTTAAGCATTTGAAAAAGAGACCCCGCGGCGCGAAGACCGCTGCATCCTCCAAGTAGGCTCTCGTCACAGGAGCATATATGCATCTAATAGATCTAAGTTTTGACCCAGAACCACAAGCGCAATATGGTGGCGGCAGATCATGTATAACAGACTTTATAAAAGGATATAGAGATCCGCAATTATTCCTCTTGCAAGAGCATTACTCTGAGTTATGTAAGCTGCAACCAGCGAAAGGAGATTTACCGATTCTGCAGTCAATAATAGAAATACCTGAAGTATTAGATATACTAAAACACTCATGTAACCGCATATTAGACAAATTTAACATGAAAAAATTCCAAGTTATTGAGAATTTTCAAGCATGGGCCTATGTTCAAGACAAAGATAAACATACTAATCATTGGCACAATCATAGTAAATCAGCATCTGTTAACTTTGTAACATACCTTAGACCAGGAGCGGCCGGTTTACAAGTAATAGATGTATGTCCTTGGGATGGACCAAAGGTTATAGAATTAGAAGTTGTAGAAGGTGTAATGTATACAATGCCAGGTTGGATGATGCATAAGCCTGCTACTAATTGGAGCAATGAAGCTAGAGTAAGTATTAATTGTGAATTTACATATGATACTCAAATTGAAGTTAATGGACATAAATGGGCATGAGGTTGCCTATATAATATGGTAAGGTGCCGAATTATCGGGCCTTCTTATAAACTTGCTTTTTAAAGGAGACTATTATGACAAGTATAAACCCGTTTGATAAATTCTATCAATACTCAATTGGCCTAGACCAACTCTTCTCAGAGTTGAATAGAACCAAAACACTACAAACCACTAACTACCCACCTTTCAACATTATTAATGTTGACGAGAATAACTATGTTATTGAGATGGCGATTGCTGGTTTTGGCAAAAAGGACATCAACATTTCTATGCAGGAGAACAATCTTCGTGTAGAAGGAACAAAAGATGACAAAGGAAATGCTAACACAGTTCATCGAGGTATCTCTCAGAGAGCCTTCGATAAGAATTTTGTATTAGCTCAAGATGTCGTTGTCACACGTGCCGATATAGAGAATGGTATTCTAACTATTAAGTTAGAAAAAGTGATCCCTGAAGAGAAACAACCTAAAACAATTGACATAGGAAAGGATGTCAGGGTTGCCTCTTTCTTGGCCGAATAACCTCAGCCGATACGTCCCATAGACAAAAGTCATGGGGATTAGTAGCCGGCCTTGCGGTCGGCTATTATAAATATATGTGATAGGAAGATATAGATCACCCTAATAACCGTTCCCTTGGAGTATAAAATGTCTGCAATGATCAAAGCGATCACTGTACGAGTAGAAATGTTAGATTATGATGCCATAGTAGAAACTTTATCGTTTCTAGCTGGGTTGCTAATACCCTTTCTACCAGTAGTAATCATTATGTTAAGTAGCTAATAAGCTAAATATTATTATCATAAACACAAAATGGAGTAAATTATGGCTGTTCAAAGCGATATTTTAAAACCAGAATTACAAGTCTGGGCCGCAACAGAAGTGACTGATAGTGATGTAACAGTAGCTATTACACAAACAGCAAATAAAATCGCTGACTGGGATGCTGTCCCTTCTATTATTCAACACGCTTTAGTTGTACTCGATGATACTAGTACACTTAGTGCTGATGAAATCACAGCTGTGGATGCTGCTGATTGGGATGCATTAGTTACAGCTGTTACAGCTCATTCAGATGGAGCAATGGATGCAGGACTTCCTGCTTATGTTAATAGTAGAATCAATCTTATCGTTCTAAGCACTGGTCAAGTAGCACATAACTAAAAAATAGCTTGCATTAAAGTCCATTTGAGACTATAATATATATAATGAATCTAAGTGAGAACCATGTCAAAATTCTATACTAACGTATTATTGAGAGGATCAAAGATCCTTCATCGTGGTTATGATAATGGAGAACGTTTCAGTTACTCCGAACCCTGCCGACCTTATATGTTTACTGGTCCTGTTCGACAAGAGACAGGATATACAACTCTAAAAGGTCAAAAAGTAATGAAGAAGGAATTTGACAATCCTCATTACGCCCAAAAATACATTCAAGAAAATAAAGACGTCGCAGGCAGATCAATATATGGTCTCCCGATGTTTGCATATACATATATCAATGACAATTACGATGATGGGTTTAAATATGATCCTGATTTAATAAGAGTAATTAATATAGATATTGAGGTAGCTGCAGATGAAGGCTTTCCTGATATAAGAAAAGCTGATAAAGAAATAAATGCTATTACATTAGAATTTAATGGACAGTATGTGGCATTAGGATGTCAGCCTTATACACCAAAAGCAGATAATGTAGAGTATATTCTTTGCAAAGATGAAGCTAACCTATTAATGAGATTTTTAGATTGTTGGCGTGCTATTGATCCAGATGTTATTACTGGATGGAACGTTGAAGGTTTTGATATTCCTTATATCATTAATAGAATGGATCAGATAATTGGTCGTGATATGGCTCAGAAATTATCTCCATTCGAAGTTTTAAAAGAACGTGAAGTTACTATTGCAGGTAGAGCAAATCAGTTTTATGATATAGTTGGTGTTAGTACATTAGACTACTTACAGATGTATCGTAAGTTTACTTATGTTATGCAAGAGTCATATAGATTAGATAATATTGCTCACGTTGAATTAGGTGAGAAGAAATTAGACTACTCTGATCATGATAGTCTTTTTGATCTCTATAAGACTGATTGGGATAAGTTTATTGACTACAATATTAAAGATGTTGAGCTTATTCGAAAGCTAGATGATAAGTTAAAACTTATTGAGCAAGTATATGCTATTGCATATGATGCTAAGGTTAACTTTCAAGATACATTCACATCAGTTAGATTATGGGATCTTATTATTCATAACTATCTGTCTAAGAAGAATATAGTAGTACCTCAGTTTACAAAATCTAACAAAGATAGACAAGCTGAGGGTGCATACGTTAAAGATCCTCAAGTAGGTATGCATAATTGGGTCGTTAGCTTTGATTTGAACTCTTTGTATCCTCATTTAATAATGCAATATAATATATCA